GGTTGAACCACGTGCCCCCCGAAGTCCTTTACTGACCGATTAGTGACTGTCAGGGCTGCCCACCTAAGTGATTTATCCTGACCGCTTTTAGCAGCGTTCCACGAGCACTCCATCCAGACGAGGATGTGTTGACCCCGTGCTAGGCGTGTCGGACGCCTAATAGATTGTCAAAGAAACAACGCATCTTAACAGCACATACACGAGAACGTGTATACATTTTACTGCTGATGCACGATCGGTACAAAAGATAGGGTGGTTGAGAAATTGGTGGAATCAAGGAGAATCGGACTCCCGTCTCAACTCTGCCAGAGTTATGTCCTGCCACTAAACGATGACCCCACGAATTGCCGCAAAATGGAGCGGGTGAAGGGTTATGCTCCCTCGTCTTAGCCTCGGCAAGGCCACATTCTACTATTAAACCACACCCGCAAAAACTAATGTTAAAAATAACGGAAAGGCGTGCTGTTACGCTAAAGACCGGAATACCGTCATGTATCCCGCCGCTTCTTACTCGGTAGCCCTCGCCCGGCTTGACGGGCTGCTCCACGCTTTCATCCCTTCCGCAAAGGCCCTATGGCCTCATTGCTGAGGTTGGAAGGATTCCCTTGTATTCGGACTTCGGGGTCATCTGGCAAGTTGATTCTTGACAGGTTCGTGAGAGAAGGACGAGTCACTCTTATGGCTGGCTGCTTCTAAGCCTACCACCTTTCCATTAAAATTGAAGGAAGAGAAACTGTCGAAGAAACGTCTGACCCGTCTCTCTTCCCAAGAACGCACTTTCTATCGTGAAGCGCATCTGAATACGCTTGACCTAAGGTTGGTGATGTCAGACCACACGGGCTGCCCCTGATCTGCCACCGGCTCTGCGCTTTCACGCTCTGCCTCTACCGTCGCAGTTTTGTCTCTGCCGCTCGGCGGTTTTCCTACCCGAGACTTTCTAACTCCAACCAACAAAAAACCCACCAAACCTTTCGGTGTGGTGGGGAAATCTTTTTCTTCGGTCGCCTATCCCACCACACTTTTTCTTTCTGCATCGGCGACCACAGGTAACCCTTTATGGGTACAAAAGGTCGGGATCATCGCTGATTTCAGCGTCTCCAACCTATACTGACTTGTCCAGTGTTGTCGCATTTCCATTCTAACTATCGCCAAATCACCTTGCCTCTGACTATTCTGACGATACTCCTATAGAACCGAGAAGTCAAGCACGAGTTACAAGAAATTATTTGCTTCATAACTATATGATAATCAGACGTTAGCGAATATGAGTCAATTGTCTACAATCCTCCGCCTTCTCCCAGAGAATTGTTAACAAGTGTCATTTCCTCCCCGAGAAGAGCATAAAGCCGCTCTTCGCTTATGACTGTAGTACCTAGCTTCTGCGCCGCAGCGGCCTTGTTGGCACCGCCCTCTATGCCGCACACCAGATACTGTACCTTCTTCGTCACGCTACTGCTAACCCGGCCGCCGGCCGCCTCGATCTTGCGGATCACGTCATCCCGCTTACCGCTCATAAGCGTTCCCGTGATGACGAACGTCTTACCCGACAACGGTCCGATATTCTGCTTATCCTCCTCAAAATGAAATCCCGCCTTCTCCAATCCTTCGATCAGGCTCACGTTTTCCTGTAGGAAATCAGCGACACTAGCAGCGTGGACTTCTCCGAGCACCACCGTTTCGGCTTCCTCAAAGTTGTCTACAATTTCACCTAAAGATTTCCACCGTGAGACCAAGTCCTGACACTTGGATTTTCCTACGCCCTCAATCCCCAAAGCATACAGCTTACGCCACAATGGAGCCTGAAACGCCTTCTTACGCTCTTTGACAAACTTTCGCTTAGCGGCAGACGTCTCATCAACCTCGACCGTCATAAGACCCAACAGGTCGGTTACCCCTTGATGAATCAGCATGGCGATGAACACCGGTCCAACACCGTCGATGTACAATGCGGACCTGCTGCATGCATGCTCCAGGCGCTGGCGAATCTGGTCCTTGCAATAGTGATTCGGACACTTGTAAGCAACCATGCCCTGAGCCCGCAACAGCCTGGTATTGCAGCAAGGACACTGCTCTGGCAGATGCCATGTTTGCACCGTGTTCTTTTTTGCTATACCCATTAGTTTTGGGATAACGTCAGCGCTCCGTTCCACATAAACATCGTCCCCGATGGCAATCCCCAAACGATCAACTTCGTTCTGATTGCACAGACTTGCACGGGTCACTGTGACACCGGAAAGTTGAACTGGGGCGAGGATTGCAACCGGTGTGATCGTGCCATGACGGCCCACGCTAACCTCAATATCAAGAAGCTGGGTTATCTTACGCTCCGGCGGATACTTGTAAGCTGTTGCCCATTTAGGAGCACGCGTTCCATCGCCTAATTCGGTCTGAAGTTGAATATCGTTGATCTTGAAAACGACACCATCGATAGGAAAGTCGAAGTTGTCTCGCAATTCAGAGAAACGTTCGATCACGTGACCGATGGACATGGCATCCGCCTCAACTAGAAACAGCGCCTCAATCTTATGTCCATTGACAGCGGGCACGTTCATAGGTGTGACGAATCCAATCTCCCGCAAGCTATAGATGGCGTCGCCATGAGTTCTATGGACGTGACCGGAGATCAAGCTATAAGCAATAAACGTAAGGTTGCGCTTTGCAACCACCCGAGAATCTTTCTGCTTAAGCGTGCCCGAGGCGGCGTTGCGTGGGTTGGCAAACAAATCTTCGCCCTGTTTCTCCAGCTCCGCATTCAATGCCGCGAAGACCGAAAATTGCATGACAACCTCTCCTCGCACCTCCAAGTCAATAGGTTGGTGCAAAACAAGCGGAATACTCCTGATGGTCCTGGCGCTGCGTGTCACGTCTTCACCGACTGATCCGTCTCCTCGGGTAATCGCCTGTACCAACTGACCACCCCGATAGTGAAGTGCCAGGGAACACCCATCGAACTTCGGTTCTCCGGCCACAACCACCTTGAGCTTATCATCCTGATCAAAGAAGGTAGCAACCTCCTCGGCGCTATAAGTATTGTCCAAAGACAACATTTTATGATTGTGCCGTCCTTGGGAGAAATCGCTCTCTACCTGACTGCCAACTCGTGCCGTGGGGGAGTTCGGATCGTCATACTCAGGAAACCGACGTTCAAGATCCCCCAACTCCTTGAACTTTACGTCATAATCGGCGTCGCTGATTTCGGGTTGTTGGTTGTAATAGAGACGGCCGTGCCGGGTAATCTCCGCCCGAAGTTGTTCGATCTTCGCTTTGAAGTTCATATGTGTGCAATGACTACAGTTTCTTGATGAACCGCCTTTGATCGTGCCCGTTCTCGGTTCATTGCTAGTTCATACTCAGGCATTAACGAGTGAATATTAACCGTCGATTCTGAGTGTAGCATGTCCAAAGCCAATGCCACCATATCGGGATCATACCCATGCGTGTGGTGCAGCACGGCCAGTGTTTCACCACTCATACCCATTTTAGCAATCAGTTTTGGAACATCCTTCCCAGCACGTTCCAAAAGAACATAACTTTTTTGTTCTTCCTCCAAGACTACATCCACGATTGGTCGATCGGCACTGATTGGTCTGTGCAGGCACTGAGCCGGCAAATTATCATGACGCACCATTTCACGGCTTCGTCCGCACCATGCACATTTTGACGTGCGAAAACACCCCAAAAAATTATGTCCACTGAACACTAACCGAAAATGAGGAGCGTGATAAGCGTAGTATGCTTTCATCACCCCATCCATTACATCGGGGTGATCCTTAACGTAACGCTTGACAATCGAACGTGTCTTCTTCAGTTGCCTCCGCTTACTCCTGGAGGCGCATAGGAGTACGAAAAACATGAAGCAACGCTTTACAAACGAATACAACTTAACTTTGAAATTCATGGCCTGCATTCTCAATTGCTGCCGTCCACTCCGCTAACTGTTCCCGGACTCGCCCAATATCCTTGTGCTGAGCTTTGTTAACCTCAGACGATAGTGAATGTGCCCACAAGTGATTGCGACTGTGAAGGGGCCTGCCTCGCAAGACCAAGTGGTTGGCTTGCGGACTTTGTCACCGTGGCTGTAGTTCGTTGTGTCTTTCCGGTTCATATTCTGTTCTTACTTGTAGAACGGTAACTGAAACAAATGCCAAACGCAAGAACAAAATCGCCCATATGAACGACAACTTTCTGCTGCTACTCACTGTATTGACGTTACTCTTTGTCATTCAATCGCTTATGTTCACAGTAACGCTGGCAACTGGGTGGATAATTGCCTGGAATTTCTGGTCAAAACCCAAACCGGTCATCACAACGTCTACATCTAGCACACAATCGGTAAATAAAGCCGAACCGATCGCTGTTCTGGGTCCTCAACAATTCGTTCCCCACGAAGAACCAGCATCCCCTACCGTCCCGCAGTTCGTTCCAGTTCCGGCACCCCCAGCCCCTGCCATCCCACAGTTCGTTCCAGTTCCGGCACCAGTAGTCAAACCAACGCCCAGGGTGCCCCGACCGCAGATCAGCGGAAAAAAATGCTATCACTGCGGAGCTGAAGTGATGGGACATCCGGTAAGAGAACAGGAAGCAGGAACGCCTGATGAACCCATCAAGATCGTCTTCTACCGGTGTGACAACTGTCTAAAAGAAATTGGCGTAAAGGTCTAGCCATTAAGCAGATCATCGACCGTTTTCTTAACAGACTCGCCACCTCTCCAGGCTTCCGGATCAGGAGGTTCGAACTCAGACGGACCACCGAACTCAGGACCTTCAGGCTCTCCTCCGCTCTCAGACCGCTTGAACTCGTCAGAATCCTCTAGCTCCATGTCTACCTTAATCTCATGGACCATCTGCTGCATCAATTCACCAGCTTGGGATCCACCGGCAAGAAGCGTCTTAATAGTGGCGTGATACTCGTCAGGTTCCATCTGGATGATCTTGTCATACAAGTTCACCGTCAGCTCGTCTTCATCCCCTACCTGTTCTACGAAATCCATCCATATCCGACGACCCAAGATCATTGCCCAGGTCTCATTAGTAACCAAGTCTGCCTTCTCGATCGCACCCTTCATCTTCTCTTGATCAGATGGAAGCCCTTTGCGTGACACAAGTTCCATAAGCCCTTTGCTTAATTCCTGCACCAGGAACGGGAACGTAGTGCCTTGGGCAATGATCTTTGGACGATTGTTCTCTTCATCCCAAACCACACGGGCCACGCCCGCTTGCTGCTCACCTTCCATGCTGGCCGCCTGCTCGTCAGCACCCTCGGGGGCAATCAAATAACCAATTTCACTAAACGCCATAAGGAACCCATACAAATTCACCAAGGTAGGATCAATCTGGTTCAGCTGGTCTTGAACCATATGAAAAGAGTAGTTGTTTGCGAGTGCAGCACCTTGCACGAAAGCATTGATCATGAGGCGCTTCTGAGTCTCTGAGTCCTCGCTCTGTTCTTCCTCCTCCTCCTCGGGTGGTAACATCTTACCCATCTGAGCCCCACTTAAATCAACCTTATCAACGATACGTGCTTCGATAGCGATCTCACCGCTCTCATATGGCGCTCGAAAAAGACGAAACGCTGGCATATCCAGCACCAGATTGATCGCAGTCTGTGCAAGTTGAGGACGATGAGAACGTTCCAACTCTTTGATCGTGCCAACTGACCGCAACGCCATCTGAATCGCATGCGGTAGATCATTTGGAAATCTAAGTGGACGATTGGTGACGCGCTGATAGTATTGTGCCAGCTTGCCGAAAGAGTCCCTGTACTGCTTGCTTGCCAATAACTCAGAGTAGTTCACAGACGGGGGTTCCGGGCGGTCAGGCATCCCTGGGTGCTTACCGTACGGGTGCTGTCCAGAACGCAACCGAGTCTGTTTATCGGGCGGCATCAAATTCGGATACTCACCCGTATCCATCGGCATTTCTAGCAACTGCATTGCAATGGATTTTGCCATAATCAGTCCGTGTCATCTTCTTTTTTGGCTTTCGGTTTGGTCTCCTCGCCTGGCCTGATCGTGGGAATTTTCCAGGGCTTGGTGCCGGGGCGGGGCTCAGGCGCGGCGGGTTTCGCCGGGGCTATTCCTGGTCTCGTGGTAGGCTCTTTTACAGGAGCACTAGGGCCTCCTTTGAAGAGAAGGCGCAGAGCGCCGCCTTCGATGAGGTTGATGTACTCGTCAATCAGTTGTTTCGCTTTCATATGCCTTAACTACGGTAGTGTGCCTTATCCAAACAGTCTTGTCAATCGTTATTTAAGGTTCAAAGCGGTCTTAGCAGCGTCGATCACGGGGCGCTCCCAGTCTTTGCTGGTGGCGTCAAGCAGGTGAGGTTTCAGAACGGCAGCGGCCTTGGGGTCCGCCTTTGCCCGCTCAATCGCCAGGACGAGGGCTTTGACCGTGTCATCAGTCTTCTCATGGACATTCGCCGCAACCATGCCAGCACCCTTGACGGCTTGCGGGATCAACTTAAACGGAATCTTGATAATGGCACCCACGACGTTGCCAATAATTGCACCGAACGGCGCAAAAGCTGGAAAGGCAATGGACAGAGCGGGCATGATCAGGGTCAGACCGAAGAGCCCCAGGAAACCTCCGCCGATCCACCAGGCCCATCGTTTAATCTTGACCCATGTGGCGGCTGTGGCGGCGACGCTGGTGAACACGCTGTCCGATTTCGCCTCTGCCTTGGCGAGACTGACCTTCAGCCGCTCCTGCGTGTCCTGGCGGGAGAATGCCCTACGGTCCAGGAATGCCAGCGTATCAGCGTTGGTGGTCGCCTGGACGACAAGGAGGCTGTCCTGGGTGGTGACGGGCGGCAAAAGGGTCTCTGCCCTCGCCAAGAGGGCGCTGGGCACTGTAGATGTGACTCCTGAGGGCTGCTGTAACACCCAGGCGGCACCGTGGACATAGACGGCTCCTAGTTCGGCCTGCGCCAGCTTGTTGGTCAGTTGCGCCGCTTGGAGCGTGTTGACCTTCGCCATGGCTTTGGTCGCACGCTGAGCGGGCGTTCCACAGGATGTAAACAATGCTAGACAGGCGACGGCAGTCAGGGCAGTCAAGGCGTTCATACCCCTTAACTACCCCTATCCTTTAGCCCTTCTTGAAATTCAAAAGTTCATCCCAGTCCGGTTTAGATTTTCCAATTGCAATCTGGTCGAGGTAGTTCAACCCAACCGAGCTATCTCCACCGAACGGAATCAAACACCAGGACGTGTCATAGTCGTCACCGAAAACAAGCTTTAGAACGTCCGGAATGTTGTTCAAAACTTGATCAACGATCTCGTGAATTTTTGGCAGCTCCGTCATCACAGCGTCAATTAGAAGTGAGTCATGCACCGTGGATACCAGAATGGATTCTAATCGCTCCGAACGCATCAGCGCCTCGATCACATGCAAGCAAATCAGCATCATATCGGATGCCGTCGCTTGGATCAAATGGTTCGCCCCGGCACGCAGAGCTTTACCGATCGCTTCACGATCCTCTCCGAAAACTTCATTGAAAATACGAACACGCCCAAAGATACTAACCGCTACGCCAGCATCCATGATAAACTGCTTGTAGTAAGCGAGGTACTCTTTCAAAGTTGAGTAAGATGAAAAGAACTTGTCGATGATATCTTCGCACTCCTCAATCGGTAAGTACACTTGAGCGTTGGCGAGGGTGGTTTGCAGGCCGAGTGCCCCACCACCGTATCCCGTGAGAAAGTTACACGTATTATGAGTAACAAGTCCATTAGCTACGTACAAATGTTCTGAAGAATCAACTTCTACGTCTACCAGCGGTCCTTCTTCCAAAGCCAGAATTAGTTTAACCTCATTATCTTTCAAAACTTCATATCCAAAAACCGGAGGGGTAATGGAATCTTTTTTCCAGTGACAACGCAAGTACTCTTTCAAATGGATAGCAGATCGCTTAGCGATTCTTACTCTGAAGTAATACCGATCATATGTTTTATTGTAGGAAGATTCAAGTGAAGCGTGAAGGCCACAACTCGACAACAATACAAGTATGTCCTGAATTAGCTGCCACGACTTTGAAGTAATTTCTATACTTCCACTTCGTGCTATTGACCCATCCGTATCTATAAGTCCAGCAAGCATCGACAAACGCACACTCCTAGGAGCATCCATCATATAGTCAGGGATACAAAATTTCTTTTTGGTGTCTTCTCCAACCACTCCTAACGTCTTAAACACCGACTGAGCGTGCCGACTTCCAGCATAAACTGTGTCACAGGCCGACCCGTCCTTCCTGGGTTTACCTATATTACACGTTGCACTAATCCCAACTCGTTCAAACGAATTTAACAGAGATTGTCGCCATCTAGCAAATTTAGGACCGTGTCCGACCGCTATAGTAATACTATTCTTGTTAGAGTTGCCATCCCCCAGAAAAACTCCCACTAAGTATGCCAGATCGTCGTTAATTTCAACGAAAAACGGTCCGGAAGCGGTGATCTTACTCAAAAACGGATTTATCGGAAGAATCACTCTCTGACCTTCAAAAAGCACAAATGGTACCGGCTCGCATAGGATATCTTTCGGTTTAAGATACTGTGCTTGCACCAAACTACCATCTTTCATCAAGAATTGGTGTGTTTTTGAACAAGCAATCAATCCAAATCGGCTACACACCAAAAGACGATCCCCAATACCATTGTAATAAAAGTGTTTCAATGAAACTAATTCTCCATGCTGCGAAGTTAACACGCAATCTGGCACTTTGTAAAATGTATTAGGACTAAGAGAACTAGGAGAGAAACTTCCTATTCGCACCAGTTTTCTGTTTACTTGAATCCAAGTAAGAGGATCAACACATTTCCCAATCTTGCGCTTTAGCTCTAATTCCTTTGCTTCCTTAACCTTTCCCTTGTCCTGAAGCTTCTTCATGTTCTCCTTAGAAAACTGCTCATAATCCAAACCAAAAATACGCGCAGTCGTCAGTGAATGAAGGTCCATTTCCTTTTCGTACGCCTCTATCATATTGCTGTCCCCGGACACCGCCGCCAAAAGACGAAGTTCGATCTGACTGAAGTCCGCCGTGTATAGACACCCACGCTTTCCAAACCGAGAACTGAACATCCGTTTTACAATGGAATCGTTCGGGAGCTGCTGAAGATTTGGATCCCGCGATGCGAGCCGGCCCCCTCGTGTCCCAGTTAGTAAGAAACTACCATGAATAAACCCATCGTCCCCTAAGTTACGGTCTTTAACCCGCTTCTTCTTGTCAATGCCAGCCGTCATGATATTCCTAACCGGTCGGACGTAAGTCGAATACTGTTTGAAAACCTTGCGATAGTCCTGAAGCGGACGAACCTCTGGGTGCCCTACGGATAGCTTGTTAAGTGTAAACTTGTCCAGTGCCGCATACTCTAGCTGCTGCTCGCGAGAAAGTGCCAGAACCGCCTCTTCAGAGTCACCGTATTTTTGCTTACCCGTCTTGGTCAGGCGTTGCACGGGAAGATTTAACACCTCAAACAGAATGGTCCGAAGAGTGGACTTATTCTCCAGATCCAAAGTCCATCCGGGCTCCTCTTCCGCCATTGTCTGGCACCAGTTTTCTACCTCGGGCGTGACCACTTTCATCTTGTCCCGTGACTCGTTAACCATGATCGGAAAAATATGTTCCTGGTGGGCCAACTCCTCCTGATCCACGTAGAGACCCCTACCCATCATCTTCATCAGTACTTGGGCCGAGGGGGACATGATACTATCGTACACCCACGCCCGGCTAGGTGGGAGAAACCAACGAAATCGTCCACGCATACCAGGATGCGCCAGAGGAATTTTGTAGACCTTGGAGTTGTTTAACTTCTCTTGAATTGCCTCCCGTGCCGTATAACATACCTCTACGTCACCCATGACGTACGGCTTGAAATGTGTCTCCCACTTTTCCACCGGACAATTAGCATAGTGCCCACCCTTATCGTTCTTTGGATCAAGCAAATCGCCGTGCAGGCCGATGAGCAAAGTCATCTCCTCCTCATACCCTGCCAGATCGGGGGCGAAATCATAGGCAACCGCCTCCAAGCCCAAGGTACCACGTTGCTGTCGGGCAGTATATGCCATATGCCAAGTGTCCCACTGGGCAGCGTCTGCCAGACGATTTAAGTCTGCCCCAAGCACTGTTGCCGCAGTAAACAGGACATCAAACGTGATATTGTGCCCTCCGACGTTGGAAGCATAGAGAGCTTCCAAAACGACAGGCGACAGCTCCCCTATACAAGACTTTAACGGACTGGTGTCGTAGTCCCATGGAAACCCGATAGAATGAGGGGCTCCTTTATCATCTACCCAACGAAACATCATGAAAACGATCTTGTGTCCTAGCCAAGGTCTAAGTCCAGTCGTCTCAGTATCATAGCATACAGTGGTTCCGGGATGCTCCGACAGCCACAACAGTGCCTCAGCAACCTCATTTGGATTGTTTGTAAGATGATACCACGGTCGGTCATAGTTCTTGGGCTTAATTCCATCCTTCGCCAACTTCAGCCCTTTGATGATACTCTCTTTCCACTTCCTGATCTCTTCAGGGTTCTGAGACATATAAACCATCCTGGGTGCCTGAATGGGATACATTGGAATTCTCCAATCGGGTGGTGGACCAAACAAAGGATGACCGACAATAGACTGATCCTCTTTGGAAGGGTGCGGGCGAGGCAGCGCAAAATTAGGATCCGTCAACCAATCATCAGGCCACCCGCGGTACGTCAAGGTCTTGCCTGCCCAATCCCACGCATTAGACTTGTGAGACAGCAGTCCTAGGGCATTCGAACCGACCGGCATCACAAGCTTAGGCCGATAGGTCGCCAAGTCCTGAACTGCGAACATACGGCACCAATTGCCCTTCTGCTTCATGTTGGGGTACTTACCTTTGGCAGGATAGCAGCGCGTAGTGGTAACCCACCGGATATCATCCAAGTTAACCCCGTGATACTTATGGCTCTTCTCTATGAACTCGGCCAACAAACCCGCTGTGCCCTTGTTCATTAAAACACCGATTTCACCTGCCGTATCTTCAGCTTTGGACACAGCGTCCAGAACGATTGTGATCAAAGGGTCGTTAGACCCCATAGGAGAAATGAATGGATTCTTACCACCCGCATCGTGCATCCCACACTTAACAGCACAAACCGGCATCTTGCTAGATGGATGAATCTGGTGACGCCCTAGCGGGTCTGATGGATCAAAAGTGTAGACCAGCTTGGTCCCCTCTCGAATCGGGGTCTGATGCACCATCAACGTATCTCGAAACCACTTATCGCCAACCGCAGTCAGCTTCATGACGGACCCGCTCAAGTCACGCATGACTACCTTCGGACCTCTCGCGTTCTTCTCTTCTGCCATACGTTAAGAGAACAGTAAATTTCTGTTCTTTCTGAACGAATGGAACGAACAGCATACCCTCCGCCTCCGATAGAGTGCTTTGGGCTGGATCAGTTCAACACCAACAAGATGTGTGGTGTCTGCACGCACAAGGTTGAATGTGGCAAGCTGATGGATTTTCGACTTGGAAAAATCACGCTGGATCGTTTACGCATAAATCTGATGCCGATTGGGTTTGACGTAGACATAAACTACAGTAACGAGCATGAGCGTATCGAGATAATCTATCAAGATTGCTACAGTGCTGTATTCAAAGAGCCCTCCAAACAAAACGTTGGTCAATACGCCCAGGCCATTACCCAACACGCTAACACTGCCGGCGTATCGTTACGGACTTACATCATGACACTGATGGTGGCGCATAAAGAAAATGACCTCACTGACCGGATTCAATTCTTTCCGGCCAGCCTCGCTAAAAAGGGAAAGATCAAGACCGTAGAGCTTTACGCCAAGATATGCCGGCAAAAATATGCTTCATTCCACGACAGCGACTGCGACCGTGAGCTGGAGCTGCTTACCGGCGTTAAGATCGGAGACTCATCGTCCTACCAGCGGATGATTCACTCAGAAACACTAGCCGGAGAATTCATCGTAGGATTCAAAAAGCTGCACGACGGATACCCAACCAGCATACTATACACCAGGCGTGAACTTGCCCTCGACCCTCTTTGGCTGGCGACGGAACAGTCCTACTACTCGGAAATCCTGTCCAAATTCATCCCGGTCCCGTTCGGTACCTCGGAACAACAGCGACATCGCTATTCGGTCATCCGTTGTCTACAACAGATGAAGCGTAGAAAGCCATATGCAATCTCCGTGTTCGAAGCACGAACTTCCGCAGTAAAAAATGTCCTACCCACCGTCTTATCCCGTTTCGGATTCCAAACCACCGACTTAGAGACAGTAGACGAAGAAGTTACCGACTCAGTCGAACTGTGGTACAAGATCGGTTTGTGCGCTCAGCACTTGGAGTGCTTGAAGTTTACCCACGGTCAGAAAAATGCCCTTAGCGTTAACACATTCTAAATCAACCACTATGGAGACCTTCAATTTTTCGAATGATTATCAAGACCTTATCCTAGCATGCTGGATGAGGCACCCAGAAAAGTTCGTGCTCTATGGCCAAATCCTACGCAACGAATACTTCACCGGGTTGAACGCCGCCCTGGCAGCCAAGTGCCTCATCGAGTGTATAACCAAGCACGGCGTCTCGCCTACGCCTACGGTACTGGGCGATCTGATGTTCCAAGAATTCACCAAGCTTGGAAACGAAGAACAGGTAGCTGATGCTCTGGACTACATCCGCAAGCTTTCTGAAATTAACACTCGAAACGTAGACGAAGTCAAAGATCGGTTAGTATCCTTTTGTAAGGAACGGGCGATTATCCATGCTTGCTCTAAAGTCGTTGAAGCAGTCAAAACCAACACCGGCCACAAAATCAATCCCATTACTCTGATCGAAGAAGCTTTGATGATTGGGTACGATATCAAAGACGACGGGATACACCTGAATCAGCAATATCACGAAGTCATCGACCGGGTTACCGCAGAAACCTATGGAATTCGAACCGGATACCCCATCTTTGACGAGATCTGGAAAACGGGGTGGGGACCCGGCTGGCTGGTAACCATTATAGCGCCCCCTAAGCGATTCAAAACTTGTTGCTGCCTCAACCTAGCTCTAAATATGGCGGGTCCTCAAGTGGGAGAGCACGTTTTTTACTACGCCTGCGAAATTGGAGAAGACCTGGCCGCCTGGCGCATGCTGTGCCGCTTGTCAGGAACCACGGACAATGAAGCGAAAACACATCCAATCCAGTTTGCCCAGGATTCGTATCGCGCAATCCTAGCCGGACTGAACGGGGAAGTGTTCATTAAAGGATTCTCATCCAAAATGGCCACCATCCAAGACATTCGCTTACATGCCAAGCACATTATCAATACCACTGGAAAACAGCCCAAAGCAATCTTCATCGACCACGCCGAATGCATCCGACCCAGCGCTCAACTCAACAAAACCGTCCCCGACTATCGTCAACAGTCCGACATCTATACGGAAGCGCGTGCGCTCGCTTCCGAATTGAAATGCACCGTGATCATGCCGGACCGCTGCAACAAGGAGACTGTAGACAAAAACGTGCCAGATATGAAAAGTTTTCAAGGTGCGTTCGAAAAGGCCGGTATAGTAGACGTTGCAATCGGACTATGCGCTACACCCAAGGAGCACCTAAACCATAGGATCAGAGCGTTCGTGTTTTTAAACCGTCATGGATCGGCATTCCACCACATCGGTGGCACGGTTGACCCAGAACGCATGAACATAGAATTTACCGAACGCCTAAAGTACGACCCGGACGCCGACGACTGGATTCACCGCAGACCGATCGGACACCGAGTCAATATGAACGACATTGACGATATCGACACCCGCCTAAACGAACGTAAAGGTGATTAAACGTCGTGAGTCTGTAAAAGTGTCACTTCGTGGAGAGGGGATTTACCACGATCATCCCGGGAATAAGTGTAGCAAAGGTTACCTAGCGTGCGAATCGCTGCTTCTCCCAAAGCGATCGAATTTTCCACCGCCACCAAACTGACGTATTCAAACGTACTGTGCATACGAAAATATCCAGCCGGTAAATTGATACAAGAAAACGGATGCCGGCGCTTTAAGACCGATACGTCCGTATAAGGATGCCGTTGCCATTTTGTCACACCATGCTTATTGAGTATTGGCAAGAGCTTGGTAATAAACTGTCCATCATCTTCAAACAATTGAGTGCCATCGCAGGTATAGGTAAGAATATCGTTGCACGGAGAGTCGAATTCGAAGACATATCCAACGTCTGAGAAGAATTCCGGGTCACTGTGCCGAGACCCCGCACAGAAAATTTCCTCCGAAACGAAGAACACCCCTTTCAACACACTCAGCTTCTCAAACAACTCTAGGCAGATGAAGATACCGGCCTTGTCATCTCCACCGCACCCAGTCGGTTGATTGTGAGAATCAATCGCGAAAAGGAGACTGTTATGCTCCTTGATCACAACTGGATGCGGTAGAATGTGATGAACGGAATCCGTATGAGCGCAGACGCAGGGGTAGAATCCACCGTCTTCGGGAATACCTTTGACAAAGTAAACATTTCCGAAATCGTCTACGTGCGCCTTGATGCCGTGTGATTCAACCCGAGCATAATTTATCAAGAAACAGATCACTCGGTACTCGTCGCCGTGGTGAGTTTGTACTGCCAGCAACTGTTTCAAGAGATCAGTTCTCATATTCCGTTCTTACATAAGGATGACACAGCGCTGCCTACCCGTCAATCACTAATAACATGAACCGAATCATATCCATGTGTCTCTATGGCACCGAAGAACGTTACTGGCGCACATTCCTAGCATCTTTCCTAGCCAACAGGATAGCGTTCAAAGACTTTGGAATTAGATTGTACGCATCTTACGACGTTGAAGGACATCCTCAAGCCCGCCTTCTTGATATCATGACCGAGGTCTGGCCAGACGTATTTGAGTGCATTATGGTGCCTGGACCCTACCCCGGCAAAGAACCTAGTATCTGGAGACTGAGACCCTTTTGGGATCCGTCTGTAGACATATTCCTATCGAGAGACTGTGATGCCGTTCCGATTCGCCAGGAAGTCGTTGCGGTCAGAGCTTGGCTAGAAACCGACCTACCCATTCACGGCATGCGCAGCTACCACCTGCATACTTGTCTCCTGATGGCGGGCTTATGCGGGTTCAGAAACGCCGGTATGGACGACATCCGTGCCCGATGGGGCACCTTTGACGACATGCTGGAAGAGTACAACACGATCACCAAAAACTACAAGGAAGGAGCATTCGGAGGTGATCAGGAACTTCTCAACATGCTCTTCGGAGCACGACTTGGCGATATCCTCGATACCCCTATCTGCACTGCCAAACCGTTGAGCGTCCACTGGAACATGCTGCCGGACTTGCGCTATGAAGCAGTGGACATGAGTGACGTTCCTCCCGCCTTGTTCGAAATAACCGAGCCGCCTACCCTATCAAATTACGGTGAATTTCCAGGATTCTCTGGCAAACCTATCGGCGAACTTCGAAAGGAAGTCGTATCTATGATGGAACGAATCGAAACACCAGACACCGCAAAACTCAAAAAACTGTTCATCGACCACCCCGACATTGCCGCCTACTACTATGCTGCGTGACGACATCCAAATTCTGGTCGTAGCCACCCATCATCGTCGTCCTCTCATTCTGGAGAATGAAGAGTTTGAACAGACTCTTCACACCATGTGCTGGACTACGGATTACGATCTACCCAAGGATTTCAAACCCAGATCAGACTTCTGCGGTCTGGTAGTCAATCATACCGGATTCATGCGCAACTTCAAGGGGCACCAGGATGCGCTAAAACAACTGATCAAACCGATTGCCTTGGTACTTGAGGATGATACCGGGTTTGCTATGCCCGATTGGAAAATAGTGGTCAACCGAGCCGCGGAACACCTGGGGGAGTTCGAAGTCGTGTCCCTGCACGGTCGAGAATGGTTTCAATCGGACTTCTCACCCAGACCACTCTACGGTCCGTGTCAGCTTCAAGCCGCCAAAAAATCAAGCGGCATATGGTGCGTCGGGGCGCTTGCCTACCTAATCCGTCAAGCCGATACTGCCCTATTTTTAGATCTGCCTTACGAGGGCCAACCCACTGATGTGCTGCTTCACGAACGATACAAATTCGCCGTGGTAGACCCCTCGCCATTCATTCACGACCGCCGACAAGGGTCGCTCGCTATGTCTTGCCCGCAACCCACATTATCGAACGCATGAATGGAATAGTACAAATATCGTGCCTTGGCAAATTCGGACGCACAGGAAATCAGTTATTTCAGTACGCTTTCGCCAGAACATACGCTGAGATACTGGGCGCTGCATTAGAAACCCCGCCGTGGTTTGGCCAAGTTTTGTTCGGTCTCAACGATGCCCCCTTGTCGTGCTGTAAGCCGTCGTGCCCAGAAGGACATTTGAAAAACGTTCCGCCGGAGACATTCTCAACCAACGTTGATCTATTTGGATATTTCCAGACTTCCTATACGTCTGGGTTTGTATCCACGTCTAAAGCCAGGGAGTGGTTTACTTTAAAGCCAGAATTCAAGCAGATGTTTCCCAAATCTCCTGATTACTATGCTGCTTGCCACCTTCGCCAAGGTGACTATCTGTCGCTGTATTCGGGCACTTTTTGCAACATTGACAAAAACTGCTACCTACGTGCCATCCAAAAGAACACCCCTGACGCACCGATAGTCTGGGTAGAAGAAAACAAAGCAGTTCAAACTACCAAAGTGCCGCCGGAGCTTGCCTGGCTACCAGACTTCATGACTCTCTACAACTCCGACATCCTCTACCGTGCCAATTCTACATTCAGCCTGTGGGCGGGAATTTTGGGTCAAGTGCCAAAGATATTCAGTCCCAACGTGGAAGACAAATATGGACCCCATGACGACGTAGAATTTGAACCTGGTAACCGCTGCCGATGGTACACAGGCGATGATCACCAGGGGCTAGTATTCAGGCTATGACAACCGGCATCTCAGACCACCCCACCTATCGAACATTCTGTTCCCAGGCGGCAATCTATCCAGAAGTGTTCCAGTCGTTTCGACGTAATGAACTCTACTGCGGCGTATTCGAAAGTGTGAACCAAGAGCAGGGGCAAGACATGATTGAATGTATCGACCGGGACAACCCCGCACTATGGAATCACTTGACGGCATTCAAAACCAGCGAGCAAGTCGGGTATCCAAATGTCTCGGGATACCCTAAGATCGGGGTTATCTGTCCAACCACACTACGTTACATCAAGATACTGTCCGACCTGATAAAGCACTTCACCAGCTTAGATAAATTCAAAATCGCCGAAATTGGAGTAGGATACGGTGGACAATGCAAAATCATCCACGATGTTTTCCACCCAGCCGAGTACACGTTGATTGACCTGCCGGAGCCCCTGGCCCTTACGAAAAAGTTTCTCAGCGAATTCTCGGTGCCAAATCTTAAGTTTAAGACACAAGAAGAACTTGTTCCCGAAACGTATGACCTGGTCATCAGCAATTATGCTTTCTCAGAATGCACGATACCTGTGCAAGAAGCATACATAAACCTGGTAATCGCCGGATCGGCGAGAGGATACATGCTCTACAATTTTATCACTCACTTATGGCGATTTGAAAATATACCATTCGATAAAATTCGCTCCCTTAAACCAGGCATGCTGATGTTAAATGACGAAAGCGACACCAAGCCCGTCTCCGTTCGAGACCCCAACAAACTACTCATCTGGAAATGACCTACCCGCTTGTCATAGAATGGTGGAAAGCAATTCCTGAACGGCAGAAAGAACTTAACGAGGCATTATCGGAAAACCTGGAGAACCCTCTGATTGACACCATCGTTCTCCTTAACCATCCAGACGCCCCTCAAGTAGACCATCCCAAACTAATCAAAGTGCCGCTTCTTGAGCGCATCAAATTCAATCAGACTGTTGGCATAATCAACTCGCTGCTATCCGGCCGAGTGTGCATTTTTGCGAACACTGACATTGTGTTCGATAAAACTGTAGCGAAGCTTGATGAAATCGACTGGAATGTCTACGCTGCCTGCCTGACTAGGTGGTTCGAGTACGATCATGACTGGCACCCTTTTTACGTAAGAGGGTCTTTTGACACCTGGGTGTTCAAAGTGCCGCTAGACATCAGTGGCAATAACGATGATTTCAGCATGGGGCAGTCTGGATGCGACGCTCGGATTGCTTATGAGCTACTTCGTGCAGGCAGACAAATCATAAACCCAGCCTGGGATATTGTAACCCGACACTACCATTGGAGCGAAATCAGAACCTACCTTATGCTGCACATGCTAGGGATGTACGCACTAGTATTTCCTCACTACCTGGGACAGGAAGCAGAAGTACACACTTACGAATGCCGAGGGGACGGCAGCTTCCCTGAGTTTGTCTACGGAACTTGTGCCCCGAACCCAGTAAAAGCTGCTTTATTGAAAATACCCGCAAAACCACGTTCTTAGAACCATATGCCTAAAGAAAGAGACGACTTCCACTGGCCTGAATACACCGCCTGTTACGCACAAGAGCACACCACCTCCGAGCAAAACGGGTACGCCTACTTTCTTCAGGATGGCGACTTCTTCCTAATGAACGACCACACCATACACTTCACAGTCAACCTATGCCGAAACATCCGGCAGTTGATCTACCAGATTTTGATCCATCGGGCCAACGTCAAAACTGTCTACGAATGTGGGTGCGGAGCTGGGTGGAACATTCGCAATATCTTCAAAGTATTCCCCGACTTGAGTATCACTGGCAGCGACATCGCTCAAAATCAGATTGACTTCGGTCGGGAATTCTTCGCTCAGCATAACGACATCTTGATGCCCGGTCTCCACGACCAGCTAAAGGTTATCGACATGAGCCAACCTGGAGCACACAGCTTCGTAGACCATCCAGCTGACCTGGTCTACTGCCAGGCGGTCACCATGCACCTGGAAGATGGCAAAGCGCTCCGGTTCATCCAGAACATGATGAAGCTATCCAATCGCTACGTTTTCATGGGCGAAAACTTCGGATGGCAGGACTACCCAGACCTCCTGGCCCGAGCCGGTGCCCATGAATACTTTAAGATCGAAACAACCACTTCTCCATTCTCCGACAGTTGTATTTGGATGGAAAGGATTAAGACATGAATCTGATTTCAACCAGTCTCTACGGAGAAAATCCAAAATACGTCCGGGGGGCGGTTGCCAACTGTCGCCTAACACCCGTCATCTATCCAGGATGGCAACTCCGAATCTACGTGGAGGGAGGCCACCCCGCCATACCCGAGCTAATCAGCGAGGGGGCGGAGATTATCACTATGCCGAAAAGCGAGGGTACCACGGGCATGTTCTGGAGGTTTCTGGCAGCATCCGACCCTAGCGCCGAGCGCATCATTTGTCGTGACCTGGATAGCCGGTTAAACGTCCGTGAACAAGCAGCGGTAAATGCCTGGATCGCCTCTGGAAAGAAGGCGCATATCATGCGAGACCATGTTCATCATCAGATGTGGCAAATGTTCGGAGGCATGTGGGGTATCAAGGGCGGAGTCATCCCTGATATGGAGGCACTAATCGAAAAGCACCCCAACAAAGTAGACCGTATGCAAGATGCCTACTTCCTGATGGGTAACATATACCCTCTAATCGAACATGACTGCCTGGAACACGGATGTGCTTTCAATGCCGTGCCGTTTCCCCCTCACACTCAGTACACGGGATTCGTAGGTCAAATCTTTGAAGCCGACGGTACCCCCAATTGGTAATGAAATCTCTGTACTCAATTAACATCCCAGGCGGGCACGGCATAATGAAAGCCGTAGAGAAAGAAGGTAAGATTTGTGTCGTGCGCGTGACCTATCGAAGCCAAATCACGAATACCTTGGACCACTACGAAGAAATCCAATCAGACGGTTCCAGCCGAGCTAAAGCATTCACACCAGAAACGGCTCGTCTGGTCCTTGACCGAGTTGCCCATGGAACCTCTTACTCTTCTGCCTTCGTATTCAGTAGCGAGGACATCACAGACCCAATCGGCATGGACCCATCTGAACTAGAACACAAGTTCACCTCAACCGGCGCGAAGTTCTGGCAGCACCAACGCCAAATGGAATCCTACCTCACCAGTACCAACAACTCCGTGATCTCAACTCACGTCTCCCCAGAAGGCCAGTGCAATCTCCGTTGTCCATTTTGTTCCGTTACTTATCGCGACACGCATTCCCGTATTCCTCTGGATACGATTAAAAAGTACGTGGAAAACCTCCAAACCCGCGGCTTGAAAGCGGTGATCCTAACAGGGGGTGGCGAACCTACCTTATACCCCTGCATAAACGAATTGGTTCGATGGTTGAAACAAAGAAGACTGTCCATCGCCTTGATCACCAACGGAACCCAGACTCAACGAGTTGACGACGACGTATGGGGCATGTTCTCCTGGGTCAGAATCAGTATTAACATGTTTGACGGGTGGGAAGAGAAAATTACTCTACCTGTAGACAAATTGAATTCTGGATGCACGGTCGGATGCTCTATGATCTACACAACCGAGCACCAATCAACATCGAGCACGGATGCTACTGACCGGGTTGAAGTGTTGCGTAAAGCTGCCAAGATCGCTGACCGAGTAGGTGCTGTGTACGTCCGGCTCCTGCCAAACTGCTTATTAGAACGAAGGGAATTACTGCTGATGCACAGGGCTATGGATAAAACACTTACCCTACTGGGAGACAGCCGGTTCTTCCACCAGCATAAAATCCATGAAGTTCCCACATGCGATATTTGCCACCAGGCATACTTCCGTCCCTATCTGAGCGAGGAAAAGTTCCATGCCAACGGGCAGCCCGGAACCGTGTACCCATGCGACAGCGTAGTCCTGAATGACTCCTACCAACACTTTGCCAAAGAATATCAGATTTGTCATGCCGATGATATTCTCAAGTTCCTGGACGGAGAAATCAAGATGCAGTTCAACCCGAAGCTTCGCTGCTCAGGTTGCGTGTTCACTCGCAATGTCAATATGCTGGATGACTGGAAAACGCACGGCATAGGACACAAACGGTTCCAAAGCAAACCCATAACACATGCAGAATTCATTTAACGAAAACTATTTCGAGAGAGGCATCGCCACCGGCCTGAGCCTCTACACCGATTACCGGTGGATTCCCGAGCTGACCATTCCCATGTGCTATGAGATGGTGCGCTTGTGCGCCATTGAACAACACGAAATGATCCTGGATTTCGGGTGCTCCAAAGGATTCGTAGTCAAAGGATTCAGACTGTTGGGGTTCGATGCTTTTGGAGTAGACATAAGCGAGTACGCCATCAATCACGCACCAGAGGACGTAAAGGAATTTCTTACCCTCGTAAAACCCGGTCAAACCCTTCCCCTACCTCCAAAGCCCAGAACAAAATGGGATTGGATCATCGCCAAGGACGTGCTGGAACATATCGAGCAGTCGGAGCTATCGTCGGTTGTCAAACATCTTAGAGATGCAGGTCAGAACGCCTATATCATCGTACCCTTGGGAGACGGTACCAAATATAACATCTCATCCTATGAGATGGACGTTACCCATAAAGTTCGTCAACCCATCGAATGGTGGCATGACTTGTTCACCAGCAGCGGGTGGCATATCAGCTTCTACCACACCAAACACGGATTCATCAAGAAAAACTGGGCCGGAACACCGAATGGAAACGGGTTTTTCATCCTGTCATGATCTACCGTATTACCTTCACGCACGCTCCGGACTACGAATTTGTTCTAGCATCCGTAAAGAGCATGGCCCGACTTCATGCTTGGAACCAGATAGGTGGGATTTTCCTGTTCGTCGATCCCACCCGATCTTTCACCAAAGAACAGTTCCACGCTCTAAGCAGCTACAAGTGTATTTTCCACCCAACACCACTTATGACCGGCCCGTTCACCGGAGTTACATTCAATTGGAGCTGGGAAGGCATCTACGACCAGATTCTTGCCTACAAGTGGGTCACGATGGGTGTGAACTTACAACCCACTGACTATGTCATGCGGGCGGACAGTGATACCGTGTTCACCAGTTCTCGATTCTTGACTCATACCAACTACGGTGATACCTACATCGGCAAAGGAAACGAGCAGACCTGGCAGCTCGCCAACGGACCTTTCCGACCCACTGAGGGACCTTGTAACTTAATGAGCGCTGACACGCTGCGAAAAATTGCCGGCTTAGAAGCAAACGACCTACGTACCTTGCACGAAAATTGGCCCGGATTGCCTCTGGTAGACGACGTATTTTACTCCTATTACGTCAGCCAGGCATGGAAATCACCGCCCGAACCGAATCCTATCCGATACTATGACTCAGAGTGGTACACCGGCACCACGGTTGAAGAATTTCATACCTATCTGGCCAATGGACAGCAGCCGGGGTCAGGATTCATGTTTCACTGGTTGGGTCACTTCAAACGTCCGGTTCTACCCCTGCTCTCGGAGGTAAACTGGTTACCAGAAGTCTAGTCAGTACCGCTACACCAGCTGATTGTTTATGACAATGTTAGAGAGGGTCAAAACCTCATAGCTCTCTGCATTGATTTTGTCTTCATTGTTGGCTGGAGTATCCAAAGCAACACGGCTTACCGATGCCACGTCACTGATACTGGACACGACCGAAGTCACGTTGGTTTTAGATGACAGAACGCCCGGCACCTCGATAGCGTACATGTCACCGCCGATTGGAAGACCATCCGCCCAAGCTCGCAGTGCAGTCCTAATCTCGCGGCGCTTCATCTGAGTGTTCTCTCCGGTGTAACCTATGTAGATGTCAATCGGACGTTTAACCTGATATCCTTGAACTGGAACCACCTTCATGGTCAGATCACCCGGCGCTCCCTTGAGCCATAACCTGACCTGCCCGCTTTGAAGATCGATCGTGGACTTGAAGTTCAAACTTGGCTCCGGATCGAATGCCTTCACAGTGTCAGATTCGACATCCTGACTGGTGCTGACATTGTCTCCATAGAGTTCAGCAAACCCCGCTACTGTGCTGGGAACTACCGTCAGCTCGTTTGATCCAAGAAACATCCGAACGCACCACGCCTGCACAGGATAAACTGGGAGCTGAGATACGTACAAACCGATGTTACCATCATCGGCAGTGCTCACTATCTCGCCCGCTCCAACCCTGTCTACATCGTAAGTGTAATCCACCAATGGGTTTGTAAACAGTTCGATGGTATTGGACGTAATCAGATCGGCCACCGGTGTTGCCATGTCCACAGTATCCACCCCGTACACTTCATCCATCATTCTAACCATGTCCGAGTACACGATAGCCTGGCCAGGTCTCAGAGACGTGATCATATTCGACAGCACGGTCTCAACCCGGTTCTGTACGTCACTAACCGTAAGACCACCGATTGTCTTAAACCGAAACGCAATTGGAGCCGGACGGGCCGTGCCGTCGAAAATCTCAATCTGGTCGGTACCGATTGCCTTCGTTTGGAGATAATCCCGAAGGGCCTGTTTCAACTGCGGAGTAAGATTCACCAGCCCACCGCTAGACCCGGTCGTCCAGGCATAGATGACCACGACGTTGCCTTCTAACAGAGAATTCTCCTTACGCACAGTAGACCGTGCATATGCCACTGAACCCCAAATAGAACTAACGTAACTTGATGCTAAAGTCTGATAGTCATCCAACGTGACACCGCGATCATTCGTCCTGCTATAGAATGGAATGTTGACCCGCGCCTCTTCCAGCGTCTCGGCGTCTCGCCCGCCAACACCCGATGAATAGTTGTTGGTGATGGTAACCGTCACCGGGAACGATAGCGATGCTGCTAACCCAACTATAGACGTCTGAATAGAGCCCGTAGAAATGTTACCAGAGGTGCCTCCTCCGATTCGGTATGTCACTTGAATGATCGCGTTGGTAGGAACCGTCCTGCCGTAGACCCCATCTCCAAAAATTACTACCGTCTCACCGGTAGCATAAGTCTTTAACTCGTAAGCATTTGCGTCTGACGGTGCCTGCACAAAACTAAAATACAAGTCCCAGACTTCGTCATTAACCGACACCACCACAGAACTTTCAATTATCGGTGTGCGGCTCAAACGAACTGCATACAGAACAGTTTCGGTATCGGGAGCCGTATATGAATCGTTTACCGTTTGACCTTGAATGAGAGCGATACGTTTGTCAAATACCTCCGCTGCGACACTGGCCACGGTAGCGGAAAGCACCGACGACAGAACCATCCGGTTGTTACTAACCGCTCCCGGAGCCGACTCAATGCTTTCTACGGTGTAGGTATCGGGCAATCCTTCTATGCTGACCGACTGACCCACGTCCACATACTGCGTCAGGTCGATGGTCGTATCGTTCACATCCAGATTAGACGACCCGGCTGTGCCCGACACAAAAGAGGACAGAACGCTTGATCCCGCCGCATCTGCCGAGATAGTCAATACAGTCGCACGCGGCGTCAGACTTCCTGCTTCGATAACGTAGTCCGCCACAACCTCAAAGCTGGTAGCATCCTCTCCTTCTGTCCGGATGACAGTTCCCTTGTAGATGGTCACATCCGCACTGATTGCGTCAGTCAGAGTTGCTTCACACGACACCGTAGCTGGCAGCGGACGCCGTAAGCTATAGTTCACAAGAGCACCCAGGCGAACAGCGGATTCTCGCAAGGTCATGGTGGGTATGAAATTCTCCGCTGCCGTGCGATTGATCAGAAAAGCCAGGGTGGCAAAGGCGTAGGCCACAATATCCACCAGCACGATTCCAAAACTACTGGTGAGAAAGTCGTTCCATACCCTCGGCCATCGAGCACGTATGCGCTGAAGCAATGCGTCCTTATGGCTTTGGAAATCGGTCTTAAGGTACCGAAGCGTACTATCGTTTGCCATGCTTTAACTACCCACCTTAAGATCGAGGCACGCCAGCATCTTCTCTACCTGCTCTGTTTCGGCGTCCGGACAGTTAAGAACCAATCCACGCAGTCGGAACATTTCCTGTAAACGGGCACGAATCCCCAATAAAACGTCCGCATCGGCCTTGGTAGGGGTTACCGGAAGTGGATCAAGGTACGCAATCATCTCTTTTAAAGTCAGTTCACTCATACCCCTTAAAAGAACCACATTGCCACCGAAATGTCAACCTACAACTTAAAAATTCGGTCAGGTCCATTATCCCACACAAACTGAAAAGGACCGCCCCCTAGTGCGGGAAGGTTTATAGCAGAACTGATGTACCCGATAAGTCGAGCGTTAGAACGAACTGCGTTATACTTATAGATCACCGCTGCCCCTATAAGTTGAGCGGTGGTAGACGAAAAAACGACATCGTCTGCGTCTGCTACGCCCGCCGTAGACGTTTTACCAGCCAACGCTCCGCTGGTACCCATAACCGCTGCTACAGGAACATCCGCTAAAGTTTGGTGTGTGGCCAGGTTGACGTTGTAATTCACAGTGTTTACAAGGCAAACACGGATATCGTCCGTCAACCAAGATATGTACCCTTCAAGAAACGATTGCCGGCCCCAGTCGTATAAGTTACTCATACGCTTTAACTACCGATTCCTCTTAAAAAAGGTCTATTTTTATGTTCTAGTAGGGGAAGTGAACGAAGACCTTGCGCCCATATTTGATCGTCCCATGATGGACTTCTTTCCCCTGGTTAACCCTAGACCCGGGCAAGTAAGAGCAGTAAACTTCATCCAAAAAGCTATCGAGAGGGGATATCGCGACATCGTAATCGAGGGTCCGACAGGGTGTCACGCCCCTGGACAAAAGGTGATAATGTCAGACGGAACCCTTAAAAAAGTGGAAGATATAAGAATAGGTGACTCACTGATGGGTCCAGACTCATCCCCTAGAACGGTAATTGAACTCCATATCGGCGCAGATAACATGCTTACGGTTACGCCCATTAAAGCAGGTAACCCGTTCACAGTCAATGCAGGGCACACGTTGTCACTTCAACGAACCAATGACGAAACGCACAAGGCGTATGCTATTGACAACATAACCATCAAAAACTACGTTCTCCGTTCTAAAACATTCAAACATATCTACAAACTGTATCGCACTGGAGTAGAATTTTCTGAAAAGCATTTGTTAATACCGCCGTACATCTTGGGACTATGGCTAGGTGATGGCTCCAGCAGCGGCACCTCACTAACCACTGCGGACAAAGAAATAGAATCTGTCTGGACAAACTATGCCACCACCCTTGATTTATCTGTGCGTTGCCACACTAAACCTAGCAACGCCGCTAGTGACTTCACAATCTCGTCAGGACCTAAAGGGCTAATGCACTGCCCCCTAAACGGTCGGTTCAAGAATACCGGTGCCAATACGTTTCTCACCGAACTCCGCCATTATAGTCTACTTGGAAACAAGCACATTCCTCAAGACTACCTTTCCAGCAACCGACAGCAAAGACTAGAATTACTAGCAGGATTGATCGACACGGACGGAAGTCTTTCAAATAACCTATTTGAGTATTCTTCAGTATCGGTAAAACTAGCTGACGGTGTTGCATTTCTTGCCCGATCTCTGGGATTTGCTGTATCTCACAAGGTATCCAAAAAATCCTGTCAAACTGGCGCTGTTGGTATCTATCAGCGACTCACCATAGGCGGCAATCTCGAAGTAGTACCAACACTATTGCCAAGGAAAAAAGCAAGCATAAGACGACAGAAAAAATGTGTACTAAGATCGGGATTTTCGCTCACTAAAGCAGGGTACGGCAACTACTTCGGATTTACTTTAACAGGCGACGGACTATACTTACTTGACGATTTCACAGTCACACATAACTCTGGAAAATCGGCAATCGGAGCAGCCGTATGCTACTGGGCAGCATCCATGGCGGGACTGTTTACGGAGGAAGGCGGTCTATGCGTACCGGGCGGGTACTACCTGGTCACGCAGAAAATGCTTCAGGATCAGCTCTCACATGACATCACCGAGTACCGATTTGGACGAAGCTGTTCTTTGAAATCCTCTTCCGAGTACCCATGTCCCCGGTTCAAAACTTGTCAGTGCGGACTTTCCGCGACACAGAGTAAATGTGAGCACATTGGCGCTAACAGCTGCCCCTATCGCACCACCTACTCGATCTTCACCCAAAGCGATCTATCCATCACCAATTACCCTTACTTTTTCACCGAAAAAACTTACGTGGGACAACTGAAACCCAGAAGCGTAATAGTGTGTGACGAAGCTCACGGTTTGGAACGTCAGCTTCTTAAGTTCGGAGAATTGGCAGTATCTGACACGTTTTTGAAAGATTGGGAAATACGATTGAAGAGCAGACCTGCATCCGAAGACCGTGAAGACATCTGTGCCTGGTTGGAATCCGATTACATCCCAGCCGCTGAGGAAAAGAAGGAGGTTGTCAAGGTGCTTATGGAAGAGGGACACTACGACGCCGTTGGAATGCGTCAGGCAACCTCCCTTATCAATCACGTCCAGAAGCTAAGTTTCACGCTCCGTAACATGCGAGAAAATCCCGAGAACTGGGTAACCTGGAAAGAGACCGACCCAAAGAAAGGTGAGATCATCAACGCCCGTCCGCTAGATGCGGCTCCCTACATCGGTCTTTTGACAAAATCGGGAGCCATAAGAGTCTACATGAGCGCCTACCCAGGCGACAAAGCAGTCTTTTGCCGAAGCATTGGACTCGACCCGGATTATGTTGCTTGGATCACACTTGACAGCACATTTCCAGCTAAGAACCGTCCTATCGTCATGGGGTTAATCGGATCGATGGGACAGAAGAACATCGATCAAACCCTGCCTGCCCTGCTGAGAACATGTGATAAGATTCTAAACAAGCATGCAAACCAGAAAGGGATCGTGCACTGCGTAACTTACAAAATCGGTGAGCAGATAGCGTCTCATTTTGCCAGCACGTCCCATGCCTCTAGGATAATCTTTCCAAAAAGCGCTGATGACCGAGAAGATGCGTTTCGCCAACACACTACATCCACTGAACCTACCATCATCATAAGCCCGTCCATGTCGGAAGGATTTGATTTTGCAGATGATTTATCACGCTTTCAAATTCTAGCAAAATGTCCTTTTCCCTATCTAGGTGATCGACAAGTTGCCGCCAAGAAAGAACAAGACCCCGCCTGGTATGACGCCCAGACGGTGAGTACGATTATCCAAGCAACCGGTAGAATCGTGCGGTCAGAAAAAGACCATGGAGTTTCTTACATACTTGATTCAGATTTTATGTTCCTGTGGGACAAAAGAAAGAATTTCTTTCCTAAGTGGTGGAGAGATGCAATAGTATGGGGATCAAGCGGGCGACCTCCAAGTTAAGAGAAGCCAAAATGTATACACTGTTTGGTGGTGGGCAGGCGTGTAAGTACTATGATGAGTAAGCTGCTTGATTTTCTTTTCAGTCAGTCCCAAGAGGGCGAAGGATCGATTCTCGATTCCAATACTTTTGGAGCGGACCTTATCCACCTTTTCGAGGAAGCAAACAAAGAAGAGGGGGACAAGCTCAAAGTAAGCAAACAACCTCTGGCTAAAGCTCTTTCAACACTAGGCATTACCGGTGCCGGTAACGATCTCGAACTTGACCCTCGTGGATTCAGCCTTATCTGTGGAGGCTCCAGTGAATATCGAGACTACCTTCAACTGCTTTCTGATCCTGATTCCATGGCTAAACTGGCAGGGCTTGGGTGGGTTCATTCAGCGCAAGGCGATGTTGCTATGCACAATGAGCCGGCGGAATTCCGCATCCGGTTCCTAGAAATTGATGTCGCCGGTGAAGACGACGAGGGCAAAGAGCTTGATAAGGTTCCTTCAAAGGATGAAACGAACAAGGCACTGAACGCTATTTTAACCAAAGGTCGTGAATTTGCAACTACCCCAGTGGCGGTAGACGACCCTTCTGGCGATGTAGACAGAGAGGAGCCTGACTCTGACACGTCCGAAGAGGACGGGCGGCGAGAGGGCATAGGTAAGGAGAAAGACGGTTCTGACCCTGAAGGTAAAGTCAAAGGCGCGGAAAAGGGCAAAAGACCTGAAGCAGTTGCCAAGGCACAAGGCAAGGTAGGATACAAGAAGGAAAGCTTGGAAGAAGGCAAACATAAATCTGGATGTACGTGCGGGTTCTGTAAGAACAAAGGCAACATCGGCAATTTTAAGAGAAACGTAAAAAACGGTAAAGACGACCCTGAAGAAGAGCAGAAGGATGAGAAACAGTTCCGAAAGGACAAATCAACCTCTTCTGAGGATGAGGATGTTCGTGACGAGCTGGAAATGAAAGAAGAACGCATCCACGATCTGATTACCAGAATACTGGAAGACTCTGATCCAGAAGAGGTGGAAAGAATCACACAGCCCAGTGAAAGTGTAGACGATGAGAAGTTGGAGCGAGGACGTGTCGAGAAGACCCACCTTTTCGGTGGCAAGTACGGCAAGAACGTAGACCCCAAAGGCAAAACAAGCGGCAAATTTAAGTTTCCAAGCAACTGGAAGGTTGGATACGCAGGAAAATGATGAAAACACTTCATGACTACGAGTCCTTTCAGTTTGTTGGCAACCAACAACTTCTGGAGGCGTGGAGCGGAGTAAGTATCGTACAGTGGGCAGGAAACATCGAACGCCAGTTAACTCGCATGCTAGAGGAGCAAGAAGGGTCTCGCAACTTCCCTTATGCAGACAAGCTGCGTGAATTTCTAAAGATTTGGCGCAATAATGAAATCACCGGCTCTTTGAACCGTGAAGTCCTCGAAGTCCTAAAATCAGCTACCGATATGCTGGCAGTAGATGCCTGGAACCTCAACAACTACTTCTCCAATCTCCGTGACCAACTCCGAAAATTGCTTGCCTCTGAAGAACAGTTGCCTCGTGTTGACATGGATCAGAACGATGCCGCACGAGGCCCTAGCGCCGGGGGCGGTGGTGGGATGCCACCAATGAGCCCCGAGTTTGGACCAGAAGATACCGCTCCTCCTGGAATGGGTGAAATTCCGCCTCCTGAAACTGAAAAACCTGGCGAAGAGATTCTTCCTCCCAAAAGTGAAGTGCCTCCTGGAGAAGAAGACGAAGAAGAAAATGAGGAAGAAAAGGGACCCCTAGTGCCTGGACGCCGGATGATGCCGCCGCCCAGAGGTGGAGGCATGTGAGATGGCTAGTGCTATTATCCAATCCATTATCGGTGAAACAGTAATGACCAACGAGCGGTTACTCAACAAAGTCTTACAACAAGTAAGTGCAGTCATCAATCGCCGAGACCTGGCACCGTTGGACAAAATTGAAACCGTGTACGAGTATCTCACCCAAAAGCGCCGAGAGATTCTCGGCAAAGTAGACAAGAACTAAACATATGACAACCCAAGAAATCGCCAAAGTAATCCTAAACCTACGTGAAACTCGGATGAGTTCGTTTATCTTGTCTGGAGAACTTCGAGAGAAGCTCGGGTTCGAGGGGTACGGAGAAGCTATGCGCCGACGTTGGCTGATTGCCGACACTGATTCTTCCGGCATGGTCCAAGTCACCAACAGCCTGGGTCTTATTGAAGAAATTCGCCAGATTGCCGAATGCGAACCCTGCGCTAAGTCTCCGGGAGGAGTTACGTACGGACAGCCCGCTTTAGGCAGTAACCCGGTCGAATATCCATCTGGTAACGCTACCGAACAAAAGATGGGCAACGAAGCACCGAAAAGCGACGACGAGGGTGAGGCCGTCAAGAAGACCTGGTCGGGCGATGCCGCTGGTGACAAGGGCGAAGTAGTTGCTAAATCGCCAGGTGACGTCAGCTACAAGAGTGAAGCGGCTCACTATGCACTAACACACGCCGCTCGCCATCACCTTCAAGAGATCGCACCACCCGCCACTGGTGGGACGGGCATCGGTGGAAGTGCCGCCGCAGTCACTTCTCCGGTCGCCGCTGTCACCTCTCCCGTCGCCGCCATAGGCACCCAGAATCCAAAATCAAGTGTTCCAGTCAATCCTGAATTCCCACCGGGTACCGTTTGTGCTGAGTGTGGTGATCCTAATCCTACCTCGGGCGGATATCCTTTTCCGGCTCTTTGTGACCGGTGCACTCAAAAAGCTATAGCCGACATGGCAGCGAACGCTAACCGACACCGGGTGCCTCCACGGTCCGTATAATGACCAATGCCCGGGTAATCGTAAACGACCTACTTGAATTCGACTTCGACCCAAAAGAAGTCGAGCTGATCGCTGCTACCCCTCGCTACCAAGACTGTAAAGGAGCCGGTATCGAAATTGGTAAGAGGGTTTTAGTAACTGATCCAGATACTAGCTATGAATTCCAAGCCAGAGTAACTGGTTTTACCCAGTACGGCCTAATTGAAGTAATTGACCAAGAAGGCGATAAGTGGGTTTACTACCCAAAGGAGATAGAAACTCTCTCGGAGTCCGAACCTCCTCTACACGAAGGTGAGATGGATCCAGAAGAGAGAGAAGCACTGCTGAATACCCCGCTACATCCCGAGTTCCCAAAAGGGGTGCCCGCCCAACTAGCATGGATAAACCACGGATGCGAGCCAGCCGATTATTTCCAAGGTGCCAGCACGCTTGGATGGGATGACGTCTACACCGGCAGCGGAGACACCGACTCCGAAGCGGCCAAGGAAGCACTTGATTTTGCTGCCGAAGACGGATGGAACCCAGCTGGCATTGCGTTGCCTGACAATCTGCGTCCAGAATACCACACTGAAATGTGGGTGCGAGACAACGTAGACCCTGTAGACATTGTGCCACGAAAAGAATTACACGATTACCAGCCAGCAGATCGCAGAGCGGCTGCCGAAAAGATGCGTGACGAATATCTCGACGAGTACATGAGCGAGTCCCTGTTAAGTTTCTTCGTCAGTTTGAAGTTAAGGAGTCGCAAGTGAGTGCAAAATCGATTATAGACACGATTCTGGAGACCACAATCTTCCAGAAGGAGTGTAATAAGTGTCACGAAAAATACGGGCACTTCACAACCAACGCACAGGCTATGGCCGATCAAGGTATCTGCCCTCCGTGCTGGAGAACCATGGTGACCCGTATCAAAGACTACTTAGAGACGGGAGACCCTAAGAAGGCGAAGCTAGATAAAGACAAGAAGGAACGCAAAGACTATGCACTCCGAAAACGTCAAGCAGGCCAAAAATAAACTGGAATCCTGCCCGATTACCAACAAGCCACACGTCCTATCCTTCTGGGACAGGGTCAAGTGGCTGGTTCACAATATCCAGGAGTTCCCTGACACTGACGCTGAGGTGGCCCGGGACGGGTCAATGACCATCAACACGTTCCCTTCACTCACTCACAAAAAAGAAGACAAAATCGCCTTCGAATTGGTGTGGGAGTTCGGTATACTTGTCTACAATAATGCCTCAGACGAAACCAAAAATCGCTGGGACTTGAAACTCGTCCTGCCATCTAACGATCAAATAGACGCCTTCCAAGGCAAGCTTCACGAAGGTTTCAAATCCTACCAAGGTCTAGTAGAATCGTTCTCTACCGCCTGTGACCGTCTAGTAGCGCTCAATCTGGCAAACGCCATGATATCCAATGGACAGGCGTTTGAAGGTGCCTTCAATGTAGACGTCCGCAAATTCGGACCCACCCAAGAATACGCCAACTTGAAAAGATACCACAGCCTCAAACCTCTGATCGGAGCTTACGCCCCCAGGTTGCTAGACGACTGTTTTGGGTATGCTCTGGCAGATTGCGTGTGCCGGGAATTCAAGTCGGTGCGCAGAACGGACGTTGCCGAATCGCTACGAACACTCATCGGCAACATCCTTGACACTACGCGGTCGGCTTAGAACGCAGCAACTGGATCCGGCTGCGGACCGGGGTCCACGTATGGCATGGGCTGGATTGGCGCACCTAAAGCTACAGCAACAGGAGCCGCCTGGGAGCGCTTCAAAATATCTTTTGGCACTAAGTGCTGATACTTCTTCAGGAAGTCACACACCAACCGCCGATAAGGATAATGGTCAGCGAATGATTCCACCTTGCCCATCATACCCTCTATAGACTTACGAATGAGTGCCTTGTTACTCGCATGGAATGACACCTCCATAAGAAACTCAGAGTAGGAATGGCCTATATCCTGATTGTCCCAGAAAGTAGCATGTGCCCAATCGCCTCCAATATCGGACGTAAGGATTATCTTAAACGGAATTTGAATTGCCACGTGATCCCAGCGTGTTACACGCTTAGCATGGGGCGCTTTGAACCGACAATAAACCAACATGTTGACACTGGAATACTCTTTCCAGCGGCACAAGCTATTACCCTGAACTACCGCTGAAAAGTTCGAATCGTTTGACGAACACCATTTTGGAATACCGTACTTAAGAGAAGCACCTATGTTGAACGGAACCCATGCTACAATGATGTCATCCTCATATATCTTCTCAGCGTCGATGTCACTCCGAATTTCCAGTGCCCAAATATCAGATACCACATCTTCAAGATTTTTGATCTGAGGATAATTGGCAAGCGTCAAATCCATTTTAACCTTCATGGCTTTCAACTTGGACTGAAACTTGTGAAATCTGCGTGCCGCTGCAACGATGCGTTCATACAGTGAGTTACGTCCAGGCCACGACTGAACAAACGAAAATCCTACGTCAGAAAAGTCTTCGTCGCCGTAGATATGCTGAACCCGCCACTCTTCTTCGACCTGATCCCATCCTTTCTCTGCCTGCTCCTTTGTCTTAGCAGCGTGCTTCTCACCGGTATCCTCGATCCACCCGGAAATCTCGTCTTTTATCCAAGCTTCCTTCAACCGCTCGCGAAAAGAACGCTCCGGAGGCTCACCGATTTCCCATTGAAGAAGAGACCGCTCCATACGCTCCTTTCCACCGCCGGCTTGGAGAAACATCCACTCAAGGTACTTACCGTTTCCAGACAAATCACCCTTAACGAACTTCTGGATACACTCCTCATCCATTTTCTGGCCCGTTGCGCCATCCTTACACTTCAAAACCACCGGATTCCGCAGTCCAAATTTGTTGATGATCCTTTCTACTTTACTCATAGGTTTTCCGTTTCGGTTCTTACAGTAAGCAACTGTGACACAAATGTCAACTCCAAATTCATCATGCCCAAACCCAAATTTGACTCTGAATGGCTTAACAACTACTGTCTCAAGCGTCAAAGTCAAACTTCGAGACCTAGGACATGTGCCATCGTTCAAAAACTCGAAAATGATCGTGTCGATATGGCGGACCGGAAAGGGCGGAGGAGTGTACAAATGCCCGACCCTGATAGCGAAGCCGGAGAGGCAGAAATGGATGCAAAATGCCATCCAGCGTATGATCTTGCAGTTACGATCAGAGTTTCAGATCAACGACGCCGGGACCTTGACGGGAACCTGTCTACAGTCCTTGATTGCTTGGTCCAAGCAGTTCGACGACTCGCACCAGTGGATTCCAAAGATCAATCTTAAAGTTGAAGTCGTAGACAAAGGACAAGAAGGAGCAGACATTGAGCTAACTCTTCGTCGCTAAAAACACTTGACTCGTTCCCCTATATGTGGTAATGGATAACCTACTATGAAACCAAGCCGAGAAATAAAACGAGAACCCCTGGACCAGGAAGATATCCAACAAGAAACATTCGATGAGTTCGAATTCCTGAAGAACAACGACACCGTCTCATCTAGGAAAGCTGGTCAGATCGAGGTCGTCGTTGAGAAGGGTCAAGAACTGGCTCTGTTAATTCAACAGCTGATCCCTGACACCAAAGAAGCAACCGTCGCTTCCAATAACATCGTCGCCGCTGTCATGTGGGCATCAAAGGGCATCCGCCGAAAGCCTGAAATTGTGGTCATAACACCGCCCGAGGAGTGATCGATGCGCTTTCGATTGCATGCGGTAAACATCCTTAAGAGAGCCTATCGTAGACTCACTAGACGCTGCTGGGTATGTGGCGTGCATTGCCACAGCACCATGCCGCCTTACCAAGCTTGGCGCTACTGTTCCCTAGAATGTGCCGCCTACGATGGTGTACTCCATGACCTCAGCAAGTCTTCTATCTGGCGAGGTGTATGCGTCGCACCCAAAAGGCACGAATGTATGTAGTTAAAGCGTGAAGCACGCTTGGAAATTCGTCATGGGTGAAAAGCCCAAGGCGATGTGTTGGCGTTGTGGTGAAGTTCGCAAACTCCGCAGCCATAACGATTTCAAGAAGCTGAAGAATAAGGGCGAAGGATGTAAACCAAAGTAATCATGTATGGGCGCACTTAACACCACTGTTTATATCCCAGTAGGAAGTATCTCAACCTTCAAAAATCCAGATATCACTGCTTTCAAAGTACCGAAACTTCGTGTTACGGTAGTACCTACCACGACTCCAACTACTACCACGACTACCACGACTACCACCACTCCAACTACCACGACTCCAACTACTACCACGACTACCACGACTCCAACTACTACCACGACTACCACCACTCCAACTACTACCACGACTACCACGACTCCAACTACCACGACTACCACCACTCCAACTACCACGACTACCACCACTCCAACTACTACCACGACTACCACGACTCCAACTACCACGACTACCACCACTCCAACTACTACCACGACTACCACCACTCCAACTACTACCACGACTACCACGACTCCAACTACCACGACTACCACCACTCCAACTACTACCACGACTACCACCACTCCAACTACCACGACTACCACCACTCCAACTACTACCACGACTACCACTACGTGTAAACCGGAGGAAGTGGACTGTAGCGATTATTCACCAGACGATATTTCAGTTGTTCACTGGAGCGGCGACGTAGTCCCTGGCCCATGTAAGTGCAACCAGGGACTTTCCGCGTGTGACCAAAACACAGTTTGTGCTGAATTGACAGCTTTAGGAGTAGGAGACATATTGCACTGCATACGAGCGAAGATAGGCAGCGGAGATTGTACCGCTACCGCCACTTATTTTTCGGCTTGCTATCAACCCGTGATGGACGATCTTAACCTGTACTGTGATTGGGAATTCGTGGCAGAAGCCGACGATGGCACAGGCGGGCCTTGCGGATCTGATTGCGAAACTTGGAAGCAAATCCGTTGCACGAGCGCACCCTAAAAAGCAATGACCTTTTCAATCGTTTGTTTGACCTACAAAAGAATTGAATTGCTGGAAGAAAGCGTCTTCAGCGTACTGCAACAAACTTACCCCCAGTGGGAGTTATTGATCATAAACGATTGTGCTTTACAGACGATTTACTATGATCACCCTAAAGTTAAGATTTTCAATCTCAAGGACAAGTTCAAAACCATTGCAGAAAAAAGAAACTTTGGAGTAAAAAGTTCTACTGGAGATTTGATTTTACAGCTTGACGATGATGATTTTCTGCTCCCAGAATACCTTGAAAATCTAAAACAAGCAATCGGAAACCGTGATTGGTTGGTCGCTCAGCGACCTATTCTGTACTACGACGACCCAAGCAAAATTTGTTTATGTCCGCTCCCTCAGACCAACACCTTCTTATACCGAAGAATTTCTGTTGGCGAAAAGTTTCATTATGAAACTACCGACGGCGATGAAGGAATTACTCTAAACCCGTTTTACAACAGAGTTCGTAACAATTCCGGAGGGGTGGGGCTATACAAACTCTTAAAGCCGGATCGATGCGGTTACGTGTGGCGTCAAGGCATAGGCGCTAAAAGAAAATATTCAATGGCGTCGTTTCTTACCAAAAAAACAACAGCCGACGATCAAAATACGATTTTACAGTCTATTGAAGATCGGGTGGGAGACATAACATTGGTCCCGAAATGGGATAAAGACTACGTTACCATCATAAAAAGCAATTTCAAAATGCCGCCGGTGCCTGAAAAATGCCGAAATAAGGAACGGACAGAAATGATCGAGAAGGCAAAACAAAAAGCAGAAGCCTGGAAATCGGTCAAGTTTTCGTGGGAAAACGCCTTGAAATTCATAGAAGCCGCCAGTAGCCGAGGCGTTATTTCAACCGCTGTCGATGTATTGGGAATCAACGAAACATCGGGAAATCGAGTATCCGAAGAAACATACCGACAAAGAAAACTGTCTTGCTTTGGACACAAAGACAACAACATTGAACCATGTTCTCGTCTTAAACAGGTAGAAAGCATAGGTCATTTTTGCGGAACTTGCGGGTGCGGAGATAGCAAGCTGGCAAGGCTGGACGGGGATGGATACACGAAACTTCATTATCCCGAGTTACAGTGCCCGTTAAAACGAAAGGGATTCTCCAATGAAGAAAAACCACTCTTTCACTCCCTAAAAACCCCAAAAAAGGATTTTCCTCT